TATAAACATAACCATCTGAGTAGCCACCATGTAAAACTATTACATCTCCGTCATCAACAAAGTGGTCAGTACTTGCAGGTTTTATACCTCTAAGTTCTGCAAACTCAAATCTCTGTCCTCTAAGAGAACATATAATACCTTTAGTTTGATTCTCTACAGTACCACTTTTAGTAAAAAATATTCTATACTGTGTTTTATCAGGTATAACTAAACTGTCAAATTCTGTTGCACTAGATATGTTTTCATTAAAAATAGATTGCACATTAGAGCTTATAGTTCCTAATTCTACGTCACCTATCTTTGCTGTACCTGCAACTGTACGTAATCCATCAGGACCAAGGAATATAAGGTCACCTGCAAATTCCTGAATAGTGTCACCATTTATACAACCTATATCTCTGGTCACATCTGACATTACAAAATCAGCTATAGATGAACCTGTCAATTTAAATATTCTGCTCTCACAAAAAATAAATAAACTATCTCTAAAAACTTTTATTCCTGTTATTATATCATCAACAGAGAATGAACCTGAACCTGATGCAACTGTAAAATTATCTTCATCAAAAGGTGCACTAAATACTATTTCTTGTGGTGTACTTGACATGCCTGAATAAAACATGTGGTCACTAAAAGCTGCTACATATTTAGCACCTGATACAGAAGAAGCTGAAACATCTGTAGCTGTTAGTGATGAGTTAAATACAGTTGGAGCATTAGCACCATCAACAACTATTAGTTTATCTGTAGCATTAAAGTTGTATCTTTCAAATCTATATTTACCTGCACCTGTTCTACCACTATCTATGCTAGTCCAAGATGCACCACCCGGGTCTGCACTATAAATACTAGTACCTCTAGCTGCTATTACTTTGCTACCAAACGTAGCAACCATAAGTACCTTTTCAGTAGATGATGCTGTTTGTGGTACAACCACTGATACATATTTAGAGTAGCCATTTATTCTTCTATAGCCACCTGTTATATCAGGCTCAAAGTTTTCTAGCTCTAATGCTTCACCCGGTTGCATCATAAATGTAGATTTATTTAATACTAAACCACCTTCACAAGTAAATGCTGAAGGCACTGTTTGAGATTGGTCTGCCATTATAATGCCCTGATATCTACACTACCTGAGTTATACACTCCTGTTCTTGGTATATATGTTGAACGTAAATATGAAAACTTATTCACTAGTAGTGTTTGCATATTCTTTATGCCTTGTTCAAATCTTTGCATGTTAAGCTGATACTGTTGTGTCTCACCTCTATACTGATATACAAATGCTGTAGCACCATCTATAATTACAGGTGCAAACCTATCAGGTATAGTTGTTGTATCATCATAAGCTGATAAATCAGTTGGATATGTGTAATAGTCAAACTTTATTACATATGATTTATTTGGATATGGATATAATAAATAATTATTATCAGGTGTTCTTACAACGTATTCAGGAACACTACCTCTGTCAAACTGTGCAACTGTAGTACCACTATCTATTGAAGCTGCCGTAGTACCACCTGCACCTCTAGTGCATCCTGTAAATGTTGTGCTTGTAGTTCCTGTATATGTAATGTTTTCATTACCTATGACTATTGTACCTGCACTATCAAAACCTGTAGTGCTAACAACAGTTATAGTTGTATCACTATCTGTGTGAGATGTGCTTGTTGTTGTTGTTTCTATTTCATCTTCTTGATTGACAACTCTGTTTATGTAGTCATTGTAATCAAGTATATGTAATCTATAACCACCATTACCTAAATCACTATTTTTAACAATTCTAAATGTATTATAGTCTACTGTTTTAGTAGATGCAGGTAACGTATATCTAACCACACCTGCTGTTAAAGTTTGAGTAGCAGTTGCATGATTAAATGGATAATTAAACTCTCGCTGATTTATAAATCTGATTGATTCATTTACAGCATTTTGGCATTGAACTTGTATACCCCTAGCATTAGAAAAGGTTGCTGAAGTTAATGCAACCTCATTCAACCTTGCTATTACTTTATTTGTTAATGTTAGGTAGTTCTCTGCCATAATAATTCCTATAAGAATAAGAGAGCAAGTTACCCTGCTCCCTTATATATGATTTAAGCTAAAGTATCTCTGTCTACTTCATTAGCAGCCATATCGCCTAAGTCATCTATATCCATGACTATAGCGAATACACGTACTTTACCACCAGTAGTTGTACCTGTCATTGCTTGAAGAGTAACATCTAGGTTATCTGCAGAGCCACCAATTACTACAGGAGCAGTTGTTGCCATAGTAGCATAGTCACCTACAGATGCACCATCAAAGTCAAATCCATCAACAAAGTTAGCACCACCACCAATGCCAAGGTCAAACGCAGTGTTAGTAGAAGTACCAGCATGTGCTTCTGTTACTTCCATACCTGCACCAAGGATTACAGTGTTAGCTGGAATGGTTAGTACTGGAATCACATCAGCTGCAGCAAGGGCAGAACCCTTATCGGTTGCAGCTTGTGCAAAATCCAAAGTACCTTGTACCATATAAGGGTTTCTACCACGTTGAGAGTTACCTCTTGCGGCGGTCAGAGTATTGTCACCAAGTGCCATATTTCAGTCCTCCCTTACGCTAAGTGATATTGACAAGTAGTGATTGCTTCAGGGCGAAGTATCTTTCTACCGTACAAATGCATACCACGAACAATATCAGCAAAAGAATCAGGGTCTCTATAAGTCTCTGTCTTGTTGATTTGCTCGGCAGTAGCTACTGATGAAGAATGACCAGCAACAATTATACCATAGTTAGTAGAACTATTTGCACCTGTATTAGATGGTCCTGTTCCTACTGCAGGTAAATTGTTTGACTGATAAACCTTGAAACCATGTAGGTTGTTTAAGATTAAACCATTCTGTAATCCAGTACCACCAAAGTCTGCATCAAATAATCTTGAATCTTCATCCTTTAGTACTTCTATGAATACAGGGTCTAATACTAACCATCTACCATTAGTGTCAACATTCTGTTGGTCTAATAATCTAGACATTCTAGCAATAACAGTTAATGGGTGTCTATCGCCATCTGCAGGAGCTGCAGAAGTAGCACCACCTGTTCTTGGTAAGATAGCCACAGCTTCACCTGCGTTACCACCGAAGTCTGAAGCATCAATTTTCATTGATGATAAGAGTTCGTCAGAACCTGCAGTTGTTACGGCTTTAGTACCATTCACAGTTGTATTAGCTGTATCTGGTGCACCATGTATAGCTGATTGCTTGAAACCTGACATATAACCAAGTACGTCTTGGTCAAATTGGTCGGCTAGTCTATAAGCTGCTCTATCTGATGCTAACTGCTGAAAGTTAATATGAGAATGAGCTTCTTCAATATCATCCACTTTAAATGCAAAGTAATTAGCTTTGTCAATTGTAAGTGAAAATTCTTCGTCATCAAGGTCTTGAGGAGTAATAGTTGTTCCTCTTGCATATGCCTTGACTGTTATTTCTGGTTCTTTGATAACCTTAACGGAATCGCCCATATTAGCAATCTCACCGAAGTAATCACTGTTAGTGATAGCTTCAGCTACAGACCCCTTGCGAAATGCAAGTTGAACCTGTTTGCTGTAAATAATAGGACTAAAATTACCATTAGGGAGGTTACCATAACCAGCTGCTGCTGTAAATGCCATTTTAATCTCCTTAAACATTTATCAAATGTACACACAAACCGATGTGCATACTACATAGTTTTTTAGTCATTTTACTTTATAAGGACCATTCATGCGTTGAGGTTGTACGTAGGATAGCGATTCCTTTGTAGGCTCACATAATTGGGTAATCTCTAAAGTTAGGGTAGTAGTGTAGCATAAGTAACCAAGATGGGGTTATGTTACACTTTTAGTTATGTATAGTTATATACATAAATTCTTTGTTGTCAACTATATTTTTATATTATCTAGCTGAACCTGATACATCATATACAAAGTTACCTGACCTGATAGCTTCCATTATTGCATCAGCCTGTCTCTCATACTGAGCAGCGGACATTTTTTGAACATCGGATTCACGTATCTTTTTACCTGACTCAGAAGTATCAACTTTAGTTTTTGTAGTTTTTGTGCCAACATCCATAGCAGCACTTTTGCTACTTTGTGCTGTGTCTTTCTTACCAATGTTTCTATCTGCTTTGTATAAATCAATTGCTCTTGCTGCTGACCTTGCATCATTATCATTCTCATATAGTGCATCCTGTACCCATTTAGGCTGTTCTTCAGCCCAATCGTGAAAATCATCACTGTCTCGTATTTCTCCAAAATCAGGATGTAATCTCATTAGTTCTGCTTCAGCTTTATCTTTTTGTGCTTCAGCAGACATTTCATCTATCTTCTGTAGTCTAGTTTCTAATTCTGCTGATTGCTCTCTTGCTTTCTTCATCGCAATTGTTTCTACAATCTTAGCTACATCAGGATAGTCTTTTGCCCATGCTTCTATGTCTTCATCAGACTTAGGTAGCTTTATTTCTTTCTTTGTTGCTTTATCTAGCTGTTCTTTTAAA